CGGAATTCTTCTGAAAGAGATTCGCCGTTGAAGAGAGCATCGACGTCTTCAGCCATGGACTTGGCATGCTTTTTCTTCATGTCATTTTTCCATGCTTCTTTCATCTCTTTCTCATCTTCTTCGTCTTCATCTTCTTCTTTTTCTTCTGCCTTTGCTTCAGCAACGACTTCTTCTGCAGCGGCTTCAGTAGTAACTTCTTCTTCAGCAACAACTTCTTCAGCTGCTGGTTCTTCTGTTACTTCTGCAACAACTTCTACAGTCTCATCGGCTTCGGTTTCTTCCATAGCCTGAGTCTTTACAGACTTTGCATCACCCTTTGTAGCTGGCTTTGCAGCAGCAGATGCATGAGCAGCTGCTTTCTTGCCAATATCTGTTGGCGCAGTTGTTGGTGTTTGACCGCCGAGATCATCCATCTCTGCTGGTAATTTTGATGCTGGTTCCTTGGCGGCTGACATTGATGCCTTTAGGATTTCTGCAGCGGATTCTGATAATGTCTTACTCATTTGTTTTAACTCCTGAAGAAGTAATATTATTTATAAAATTTACAGTTTTGACAAGAAGTTTTCAAAGATCTTCAATGAAACTTCGTCAATTTGACGTTGTTTTGCGTTTTTGATTTGATTATAATAAGCATTGACATCGATTTCTTTTACAACGCCATTATCCCAAACCCATTCCTTACCTTCCATAATGCCTTGAACAAAGGCACCTGGAGCGGAAGGATCCGCTACAATATCAGCCGCTGTGGCTAGATAATAGTCATCTTGAACCACGTTAACACCGTTCACTTCTTTAAGTGAGCCCATGCCACGTGATGATACACCAAGGCAAGCACCACCTTCCATTAAGGATTTGGCGATCTTACCCATTGGTGTTTCAAGAATTTTTGCCTTACCAATCCAGGTAGAACCTTCCTGTTTTAGATTGGTAATAAGATGTGATACGCGATCAAGGTTGATTGTTGGACTATCTGGATGTCCAAGTTCACCGAATGCGCGATTCTTTGTAACATATTCTTCGTTATAACGACCGACTTCTTTTGCAAGAGTATCAGCCTTATACATACGACCGTTTTTGTTCTTCATTTCTGCAACGAGAAATGGACCTTGAATGTAAAGAGTCTTCACACCGTTCTTTTCTTCGGTGATCATCTTTACTTCTTCAACTGTTTCTGTGATTAGTTTCATTTTATCTCAACCCCAGTGATGCGCGTTTTCTAAGTGAACGTTTTCTTTTAATAAGTGCACGTGCCATTTTTGCCTTACGCTTAATTTTTGCACGACGTGCTCCAAGTTTTCTTTTAAGTCTTTCACGTGGTGGAATGCGCACTAGTTTACCGCCACGAATCGTATAACCTGGAACTGCTGAAAGAACTTTGCGACGTTGTACTTTACCGCCACGAACTCTTGCGCGCACGAGTTTCTTACGACCCATGCGCTGAACATTTGCTTCAGCAATAATTTCTCTTACAATGGCAGAGATAATACTCATTTATCTCCTCCAATTTTAAATTGCACTTTACTTAAAGCAAAATGTGCTGCTTTTTCGAACCCCTTTGGAGTTGTGAGCATATCAGCAAATTTTTTCTTATTGTCGTCATTTAATGCACCATGAACCATATGAATGGCTTTTGCAGCACCATGACTTACTTTTAATTTTGAGCCGTCAGCAAATTTAAAATGCTTTGCATGCGACGTAACGTTATCTTGTTGTGCATATGCTGCAACTTGATCAAGGCTTTCCATAATGTCTTCGACTTCTTCCATTTGAACATTAGCACCAGGAATAACTTCTCCTGGAGAATTACCAGTGCCAGAATATGGAATTGTAATTACAAGACCAAGTTGCTTATTATGATACATTGCAACTTTTTTACCATCAGGAAAAATGCGAATTCCTTTTCTTTGAAGAACAATCATTACTGGAGGATTGTTTTCATCTTTAAATGAAGCAATGGCTTCACTAAGAACTTCTTCACCTTCAATCTCATTATGCTGCATCAAGTTTCTACGAACAGCTTGAAATGCTTGTTGTGATCCAATTGCAGCACTAGAAGTTGCATCATAGTATTTTGACAATACATCGCGATGTTGTTTTGGTAATTTAGCAATATCACCAACTTGAGCGTGACGACGCAACGCCATTTTCAGGCGTGGCAAATCACTGGAACTCATGGCTCCAGAGCGAACTAACGCAGCAATTCTTGTATTATCAAGCGCTGACTGTTTGCTCTGTTGCGCCTTCTGCTGATCCATCGCTGGATTCGCTTCCGACATCAACTTCGCTTTGATCTCTTTCAATTTCATTTGTTTCTACTTCGGGTGTAATTAAAGAGGATGCAATTTCTACCTTTTTAACTTCAAGCGCATCAGTAACCTTTTCTCCAAACGCAGCATCAAATGCTGCTTGGAATGCTTCTTTATCGCCACTGAGTGCTGCATTCACCATATCAAGAGTTGTCATATTATTCTCCATTACTTATTTAACCTGCGAGCTAAATGCTTGATCTAAACTTGATGATTGTTGTGGTTGCCCTTGTGGAGCACCTTGCATTGCAGACATTGCTGCATTTTGCGCAACAGCAGCATTTTGTGCTGAAACAGAAAGGCTTGCAAGCCCCATTGCATCAGCAGCTGCTTTTTCTTCTTCAAGTTCAGCATCCATACGCTCAATGCCCTCTTCATCAAAGTGGAGGACATGTTTCTTGACCCATGCACGCGAGAAATAAGTGCCAACATATGGATCAACAAGATTCATAAGTTGTAGTCTTGCGGTCATGAGATCAGATTCTTTTAATTCTGTGAAGTTATTATCTTTGAGGAAGTCATAGTGAATCTTTTCTTTTAAAACTTCCCACTCATCAATTGAGCAAATACCTTTGAGTGCTAATTGACGTTTCATAAGTTCATCAAAGAGCACAGTAAACTTTGAGCGAATTCTTTCAACAAACTTATTAAACTTTAATTCGTCTCGAGTAATTTCTGTAGTGCGACCAAGAGTAAATCCTTGGCTTGTTTCGAGTCTTGATACAGGAACGTTCAATGACTTATATAACTTCTTTTCGAAATACTGAACATCAGCCAACTCACCAAGATTTTGTCCTGCTGGTAGAGTTGTGATTTCGGTTGACTTACCTTCGCCGCGACGAGGAATCCAAAAGTCTTCCATCATTGACATAAACTTACGATCGTCTTTGACTTCACCAGTAGCCGAGTCATAAACAACCTTATTTCTAAACTTTGTCATAATGTCGCGCAAGTATTGTTCTGCTTTAATTTTTGGCATATTGCCAACATCAATGTAGAACACACGACGTTCTGGTGCGCGCGATAGACGATAAATTACAACAGCGTCCTCAACCATTCGGAGCTGGTTGAGGGGCTTTATTGCCTTGTGAAGGTAGGACAAAACCATTTGACGTTTTGCGTCAAGTAAACCTGAGTTGACATTAATAATTGCATCTGGTGCAATCTTAACTGCATTATCACTCACAGAGGTAACAATTTGTTGACCTTGTTGTGATGCTTTTTCATTGAAAATATAAAATTCTTCTACGCCAGTTACAACTTCGATCTTTGTGCGTGGATCTTTTTTCTTAATAACCGTGCGAATTTTTTTAATTTTTCTTGGATCGATATAAACAATTTCTTGAATGCCAAGTTTTGGTTGCTTTTCGTCAATCAAAACTTGATAAAATAAACGACCATCGATATACCAATTACGGAATATTTCTGCGCCATAATTCGAAAAGTCCATCATACGAAGAACATTTTCGAATTCGTCACGAATCATATTTTTAATTTTTTCTGGTTGTTCTAGATCATCAAGAATAATAGAAACTGATTTACCAGTTACATCATGAACAATTGATTCATTTACAATCTCGTCGACTGCAGCCTCGAGTTCTGGCTGCATTGCCATTTCGCGATAACGAGTAACAAGATCGTTTTCGTTTTTAAAGCTGGCTTCGAGATCAAGATAGGTTCCGAAATAACCACCAGCAGTTACGGCAATTGCACCGTCATCTGAAACAGGTGCAGTAATTTGCGGCTGAAGTTGCTGGGGAGCATCATCAGCTTTTGTTCGAACGATTTGAAATCCAAATAGGTTGATTGCCATGCATTACTCCATAATAAAGAAGGGGGAGAATATTCTCCCCCATTCAAGTGGCATTAAGCGCCAAGTAGAGATTCAATTGGTGATCTCAATGAAGAGATTGAACCACGATCAATTGATTCCCAGTATTGGTATGCGAAGTTTACAGTGTATTCTTCGATGGTATCGTTTGAACCCCAGTCCAAATCGATCTGAGCGATATCTGTTGGGAACATACCAACAAACTTATATCGCTTCAATTGCTTGCCATCTTTTGAAAATTGTAAAACTTCAGCATCAACGCCATATGACTGTGATGTTCGCGCGCGATTTGAACGAAGGTTTGAGACATTATCGTTAATGCCGCGAACCCATGATTCCATTGCGTTACGAATCAAGAAGTCTTCATCGTTGATAATTGTTACTGACCAGTCAGCAAAAGTACGATTGCCAGCAACCTTAACTTCGCGACCGAAGTAAGGGACTGTAACCATTCCCATTGTTGATCCTGGAAGAGCTGCCGTCTTTACCATGAAAGATGACTTTGCCGCAGCCGCTGCACCAAGAGATGCAAAGTTTGGGAAAGTCAAACGCACTTCAAACAGATTAGGACGTGCGCCGTCACCAGTAAGAGCGGTACGGAATTGATTTACATTAAAAGCCATTTTATTCTCCTGACTTTATCCTAGTCTATTTATTAGAAGCGACCGACGATTTCGTCGAAGGCAACGCCAGTGCGAACAGCAACAAAGTTCAACTGGATAAAGTTGATGCTTCTTGCTGGCTTAATGTAGATATCGCCAACAAACTCGTTGCGATCAATGACATCTGGAGTATTGTTTGTTTCATCGCAAACAACACGGAAGTCATATACACCGCGACGACCTTGTACCGTTCTTAGGAATGGCTCAACAAGATTTACGAACGTTGCTCTTGTAAATTCGTCATTGAATTCAAAGAGGCTAGAACGTGCAGCGCGAGCAATTGCTTTCTCAAGAACGATAAACAAGCGACGTACATTGATACGATCAAATGCACTTGGTCGTGCAAGCAACGTCTTATCGCCGAAGAGAACAGTTCCTTCTCCTGGGAACGATACGATTGGATTAACACCCTTCTTGTATAGTTCGTCGCGATTTGCCTGACTTGGATTGAATGCAAGTTTAATGACATTCTTCAATTGACCGCGATTGAATCCAGCTGGTGAGAACCATGGATCACGATCTTGATCAGTGCGAGCGCATAGACCTGCAGTATCACCATTACATGGAACCCAACGGTAAGTGTCGTTATACTTGTCGTACTGATACTTCCAGTTGCTATCCATTACAGCGTATGAAGATGATGGTAGTGAGTCACGATAGTTCGTGACTGCAGTTACTGGATCAGCTGTGTTCACGTTTGCATATGTTGGTGACAAGAATGCAACGCAGTCGCGACGATAGCCAGCAATGTCAATTGCCTTTTCAGCAACTGCTTCACCGCCACCACCAACCATGATTAGAGAAATATCGACATTCTCAGTTGAGCGGAACTGTTCATACGAAGAAAGAACGTTGCCGTCTGTTACTGTACCATCTGTACCACGTGTGAAGGAGATTGTTAGATTCTCGCCTTCGAATGCATGGTTTGAGTTGGCAGATACACCCCATGTGTCATTGTTTTGACCAAGAGCATAAACATAGCGTGAGCCGCGATATAGAACATCGCGATAGTAGAGGCTGTTTCCAGATTCATCTTTAGCGTTTGTTGCTTTGGACACATTTGCAAAACGCTCAACGACCGTGTTTGGTGTGCCTGTAAACAATCCATCTTCGTCGACGACTGCAATATGCATTTCGTCGTTTGCAAGAGCATTGTGATTTGCAGCAACCCAAGTTGATGTTCCAGGAGCACCGTCGAAGAATTCATTATAAGCTGCTGATTCGAACACAGAGGCATTTGCGTTTGCGATAATTGCAACTTTGAGAGAGTTGCCGCGAGCACCAGGATAACGTGCGGCGAATGCAATATCGGAATTTGACGCTAGATGAAAGCCAGTGAAGTAGTGATCTTCGCTCTTTACTTTCACATTTGATGCGCAAGTTGCTGGATCTACGTTTAATGCAACTGCAGAGTTCTGTGTTGCAGCACCAGCACGTGATACGAATAGGCTGTTGCTGTAAGAAAGAAAGTTTGCTGCGGTGAAGAATGGTAGAAAGGTATTGGCATCTGGTTTGCCATATACTGCTACGAGTTCATCTTCAGAAGAAACCTGACGGAGTACATCTACTGGACCCCACTGGAATGCGCCGCCAATGGCGCCAGTGGATGTTGAAACTGCTGGAACAACTGTTGTTGCATCAATTTCGGAAACATTCACACCTGGTGATACTTGAAAAGCCATGTTTTTGCTCCTATTAAATGGAGATTAAGAAATCTACCGTTTATTTAGTAAATTGGGGGTTTTGACTAATATGGCTTCCAAACAACGCCATCCTCAACAAAAGATCCATCATTATTATCAACATCGATATGACCACCAAGGAAACTTGGTAGCTGCTCTTCTTCAATCTGCCTCATCTGCTCTTGGTGTAATCTTGCCTTGATATCAATGTTTGTTAGGTCTGAGAAGAACTGTTGGTTCGTCATCCAAGCAAATAAGACAAGAGTCATTACGAGGTCATCATGAGAGCCTTCTTCTGCTTCGAAACTGCCACCCTTTGCGATAAAGGTTGAGAGTTCGGATATTGTGTCAAAGTCTTGAATAATTATTTTTTGACTTTCGATAAGACCTTTCATTAAAGAACACCCTAGTCGTTTTACAGACTTGGTCGTTCTGATACCTCTGGCTGACTTGTTGCCGTAACCCCAAGTTAAAGCAATCTTACCCTTTATATCAACAGTCGATAATATATTTTCGTATTCATAATCTTCAAATAAAGAATCGACGATCTGCTGTCCGTTATCATTAATTTCAATCAGAGCATACGCTTGATTATAGTAATCACCGATTCGTTTAATGATCGATGGATACAACAAAGGACTTATATTATTATCTTTATAAGTGCAAACCTGGCGATAAGGAATTTCGGTAACATCGATTACACTGAATGCAGAGTAGTCTAGACCCTTTCCTCTCGAAGTATCTACAATAATTGCATATATGTGATTCGGAATCGGTGCTTTATAAATCTTAATTCCGTTTTCGGTTAAGTGTTCTGGCTTCACAAACGCTAGAGATTTGAGTGCAGCCGCTGACAATAAAGTTCCAGAGGAACCCATAAACTCACATTCCATTTCTTGAAGGAACTTTTGTTCTCCAAGAACTCGGCGCTGTTCATCAGCCCATTGTTGAGTTCTTCCTGGAACCTGACGCCAGTTTGCCTCAACATGCGTAAACCCATTCAACCCTTCTACTGCTTCAGTCCACATTTTATAGAAGTGATTCATGCCATTCGGTGTTGATGACATGAGAATCTTAGAGGTTTCACCAGAAGAGATCGTTGGATAAACAGATGTGAAGAAGTCTTCGGCAATATTACTAGGCACGAATGCAAACTCGTCAAGGTATAGAAGCGAGATAGAGAAGCCACGGATCGCACTAGATGCAGTAGAGTTAGCAAGCACACGGCATCCGTTTTCTAATTCAATATCACCCTTGTTCCATACCTTAACGCCTTGCTGAATCCACATTGGTAATGCTTCATATGCCAACTTAATACGAGCAAGAATTTCTCTTGAAGTGCTGGCTTTGTTAGCAAGAATTGCGACAGTTTTATCTTGATTGAAAAGAATGTACCATAGAATGTAACCGACAATGATCGTGGTTTTACCGACCTGACGACCAGCCTTTACAATTACACGGCGATTATTATTGATGTCATTGACGACAGTTTTTTGAAACGGATACAAAGATATTTGCACAAAACCTTTATCAAGTGTGATGATCTTGACATAGTTTTCAATAAAGTATTCTGGACTTTGCGCACATTTAACATACTCACGGACTTGATCTTCCGTAAGTTGCATCGACATATTGACGCGCTTTAATTTGGGATTTCCCAAATAATGTTTGAGTTTAGCCGCTACTAGATTCATTCTTTAATTGTCTCAACAACTCGGCAGTGCTTCCCACAAACACAGCCTTGTCGACATTAATATTAGTTTGTGTGGCTTGTTCTTCTTTTGGTCTTAATTCTTGTTGTTGTTTCTGAAGAATCATCAGTTTCTCTGTAACATCAGAGAGATTCTTGATCATGTTTGCAGCCACTTCGTATGCACGTGGGTGCTGCGATTCTTTTGCAACTTCTAGAATACCATCAAGTGCTTCGTTGCCTTTTTCTATTAGATTATAATAGTTTGCGCGCGAATAGTCTGCGTCTGGATTAGCAGATTCGTCTTGATGAATAGTGATTGGCTTGTCGGATCTATCACTCACAACAGGCACATAATCAGTATTCAATAGTTCGGCTAAATTTTTATCTACGTCACTCATAAACCAAATCTTGTTTTAGTTGCATTGTAATTTTGCAATACTTCGCTGGAAGTAAGCACGCGATCATATATTAATACTTCGCTGATACTTCCAGTGAAGTCATATGATCCGCCCAAATATGCACTACGTCCAATCCAAACTGGTTGACTATTTGTAACTGTTCCAGTTAAATCATCAGCTTTTGTTTGAACCTGTACACCATTTTTATATAGATACCAGTTACTGTCATTTCTTGTAAACACAGCAAACTGCCATGCGCCATTCTTGTAATTTGAGTTATCGGTAAGAGATGAGAATGTGCCACTACTTTGAGCAACATCAGCAACAAGCTGTCCATTATTTAACCACATACGATAATTCCATGGCCAACCAGCATTTGTTTCTTTCGAAATCAGCATATTGATGCCAGCAGTTTGTGTCTTAAACCAAATACAAATACTAAAGTTTTCGAAGGCTAGGCTTTGATTTGTATTGATATAATCACCTGAGCCATCAAACACAAAAGTTCCGCCACTATCAGCGCCATCAAAGGTAGCATTGACCATTGTTGCAGAATATGCATTTGGGCTCATATCTGTAATAGTTGTACCTGAGCCAGAATAACTGGCTGTGTTTCCAGCTGAAATGTAATACTGCAAATTTGATAAAACTATCCAAGCGTTTTGCGTTGCTTGGGTTTTTCTTTTACCAAAACTAAATGATTTTCCAAATGAACCAAACATTTAAATACCCATAGTAGCTGGATTATAGAATATTCTTCCAGTTGTTGTTATTGTTTTGCTAATAGTTGGTGTTGAAAAACTGAATGTACAAATATCTCCACCTTCATTTTCACCAAATTGAATTCGAATTGGATAATAAACACCAGCGCTTAAAGCAATACTTCCGCTCACTTCAACAGCGCCATGTAATCCGCCATTGTTGATCAATGCGTTTCCTGTCGAAAATCCAGATCTTGCATTTGATCCTATCCACATATACGATGCATCATCGCTATTCAAATAAAAAGTATATGTTTCAGTAGTGGTTGGTCTGAAATATCCCAACCACTGATAACTGAAATAACTACCATCATCGTTTGAGGATTCAGAAATTGCATTCGTCTGAATTGTGGTAGAAGTTACTGTAGCAGTATTAAAGAATGACACATTGTCAGCAAAATATCCACTGTAACGTCTAGCCACAACTCCAGCAAGGTAGGAAATTCCTTTCCTACCGAATGCTCTGGACCCACTGAATGAACTAAACATTATCCGAACGTCGTCAACTGACCAAGCGTAATCCACGTTCCATTATTGTTCACAACGCTGAAGGAAACAACATCCTTCTTGTTTGCAGAACCAGCTGGTTGCGTACCACCCTGCCAATTTATAGTTTGTGCTTGACCACCAATTTGAACCGCAGTTGGAACGTATGCCGTTGCGCCTTGATTCAACACTAGCGTGAACGATGTTGCATTATTTGCAGGAATCGTTGTGTTAGTGAAGTTGGCAGTAAAGTTTGCACTAATTGAAGAATGCACAAAAATATGACCATTATTACAATTGTGTACGACAACGCCTGTTGCTGACGACAATGCATTTGTTGTTTCAAATACTTTCTTAACAGTAATTATATCTGTGCCAACAAACGCAGTGTTTTGAGTTGTGCTATCTGGGAAGGTTATAGTGCCATCATTATTAAATGACCAAGATCTTTGATTTGCAGTAATATACGCAGATGGATTTAAACCGCTACCAACCGAGAAGTAACTATATTCACCACCCAAGAATATTTGTGCGTTTGAATTATCTTGAGTACCACCAGCACGAATATGAATATGATTTGGAACTGTTGGATCAATAATCAAATATTGATCTAATGATGCATTTGAATCTGGTCGTAGTTCAATTGTTGAATAACCAGCACCATCACCAGAACTATTTGCGACAAAGTTGATTGCGCTGCATGCTGAGAAATTAGCAAGATTACCCGCCAACTCTAACAATCCATTTGTTTCATTAAATGTCCATGTGAATGTATTAGCAGTAACTGTAGCGTATTGATTAGCAAATGGAATATCAAAACTACTTGTGCCGTTGGCTAATGGTAAACCACCGCTTGGACCAGTTGGACCTTGTGGACCAGTTGCGCCAGCTGGACCTTGTGGACCAGCAACACCCTGTGGACCTTGTGGACCACCACTTGGACCAGATGGACCTGTTGGACCTGTCGGACCAGCTTCACCCTTATCACCAGTACGAGCAAATGTAATCAATACATCTTCAGCATTACTGAATGACGCAGCAGAACCAGAAACATAAGAGCAATTAACTTCAAAGTAGCCAGTCTTATCAACCAAGCTGTTGACAACAAACAATGCAAAATCATTTGCATCAGATTTGTTGCTAATCTTGAAGTGACCCTTGATCGTCGACGTTGAGTCGTCGATGGTTGCCAAGAAGTTATAGATGTTTGTGCCATTATCATCAAGATAATCAATCCACAAACGATCAGCAGCAGTTACAGTGCCGTTGTTTAACTTCAATTTACCTAATCCTGGATCACTATCGCTAGTGTTTGAATCAAAAGTAAAGTCAAACGTTGCACCACCAAAGCCACCTTGTGCTCCAGTTGGACCCTGAGGACCCTGTGGTCCTTGAGGACCAGTATCACCCGTCACACCTTGCGGACCTTGAGGACCAGTGTCACCAGTTACGCCCTGTGGACCCTGAGGACCCTGTGGTCCTTGAGGACCTTGCGGACCTTGTGGACCAACGACACCTTGAGGACCTTCTGGACCTTGTGGTCCTTGTGGACCCTGCGGACCAACAACACCTTGTGGACCCTGTGGACCTTCTGGTCCTTGCGGACCTTGTGGACCTTGCGGACCAACAGCACCTGTTTCGCCCTTGTCACCAGTACGAGCAAATGTGATCACAATGTCTTCAGCATCATTGAAGCTGCTTGTGCTACCTGAAACATAAGCACAATCGACTTCGAAGTAACCAGTACGATCTGTCAATCCACTGATTGTATAAAGTGCAAATTTTGCTGAGTTTGCTTTATTGCTGATACGGAAGTGACCCTTGATTGTTGATGTTGAGTCATCAATTGTTGTCAAGAAGTTTTGTAATTGCGTTCCATTATCATCCAAGTAATCAATCCACAACTTGTTTGCTGCAGTGATTGTTGTATTATTCAAACGCATCTTACCAGTGCCAGGATCTCCTTGGAAATCATTAGCGCTGAACGTCATATCAAACGTTGCACCACCAAAGTTACCAGTGGCACCTGTTGGACCCTGTGGACCTTGTGGACCTTGCGGACCAACGACGCCCTGTGGACCTTGTGGACCTTGCGGACCAACGTCGCCAGTTACACCCTGTGGACCTTCTGGACCTTGTGGTCCTTGTGGACCCTGCGGACCAACAACACCTTGTGGACCCTGAGGACCTTCTGGTCCTTGCGGACCTTGTGGACCTTGCGGACCAACAACGCCTTGTGGACCTTCTGGTCCTTGTGGACCTTCTGGACCTTGTGGTCCCTGTGGACCTTGTGGACCACCAGGAGGACCTGTCGGACCAACTGGACCTGTTGGACCAATCTCACCTTTATCACCAGTGCGAGCAAATGTAATTAGAATGTCTTCACCATTATCAAATGATGGAGCACTACCAGAAACATAAGAGCAATCAACTTCGAAGTATGATGTTTTGTCAGTTAAATTACTGATTGTAAACAGTGCATAATCAGCAGAGTTTGCTTTATTTGTTACACGAAAATGACCCTTGATCAATGATGTTGAGTCATCAATTGTTGCAAGGAAGTTTTGAATATCTGTGCCGCTTTGATCAACATAGTCAATCCAAAGTTTATTTGCAACAGTTACTGAAGCATTATTTAATTTCAATGAACTATTGCCAGGATCACTGTCTGATGTGTCAGTTTGAAAGTTATATTCAAACGTTGCACCACCAAAGCCACCTTGAGCACCAGTTGGACCCTGTGGACCTTGCGGACCTTGCGGACCAGTGTCACCAGTCACACCTTGTGGACCCTGTGGACCTTCTGGACCTTGTGGACCTTCTGGTCCCTGTGGACCAGTCACGCCTTGAGGACCTTCTGGACCTTGCGGACCTTCTGGTCCCTGTGGACCAGTCACACCTTGAGGACCTTCTGGACCTTGCGGACCTTCTGGACCTTGTGGACCAGTATCACCAGTTACACCTTGTGGACCCTGCGGACCTTCTGGTCCCTGTGGACCCTCTGGACCCTGCGGACCTTCTGGACCTTGTGGACCAGCAACATTTGAAACACCGCTTGGTCCTTGAGGACCTTCTGGTCCCTGCGGACCTTCTGGACCTTGAGGACCAACGACACCTTGCGGACCTTCTGGACCTGACGGACCAGATGGACCAACAATACCACCGTATGCAAGTAAATTCCATGCAGTGACGCCATCACCAACTTTAAATTGGCTTGAGTCTGTTTCTAGACCAAATTCGCCTAGCGCAAGAACTGTGTTCGCGGCAGACCACTCTGATGCTGTTCCGCGACGAAATTGAAGTTGAATATATGCCATGTTAGGTTACGCCTCCGCAATTAATATTTAGTCCTACGCTAAAATCTGTAGTTGGTGTGCCGCCATCATAAACCACAGCACCCACTGGACCTTGTGGTCCTTGTGGTCCTGCTGAACCATTTGCACCTGATGGACCTGTTGGACCAGGATCTCCATTTGCACCTGATGGACCTGTTGGACCCTGTGGACCATCTGCTCCATTGGCACCTGATGGACCTGTTGGACCCTGTGGACCATCAGCACCATTTAATCCGATTGGACCTTGTGGACCTTGAGGTCCATCATTACCATTTAGACCAGACGGACCTGTTGGTCCTTGTGGTCCAATATCACCTGCAGCACCAGTAGGTCCTTGCGGTCCAGTTAATCCTGCTGGTCCTTGTGGTCCTTGTGGACCAACATCACCAATATCACCAGTTCTTGCAAATGTAATGATGATATCATCACCATTTTGGAATACAACACCAGAAAGGTTTACGCTGCCAGAAACATAAGAGCAATTGACAATTGAATAGACGCCTGGATGAGACGCAGCTCCGATGGTAAATATTGCAAACGCTTCAATATTTGATTTTTCACTGACCTTAAAGTGACCTTTGATGGTTGATGTTGAATCATCAATTGTTTGTAACAATGAAGTTACATCAACAGAAGAGTCATCATTCTCGCTTATATAAAGTTCAGTTGCAAGAGTTAAGTTGCTATTATTGAACTTGAGTTTGCCAGTTCCAGGATTAGTATTTCCAGTATTTGAGTCAAAAGTGTAATCTAATGTTACACCGCCAAATGATCCTGCAGGACCTGATGGACCTGTCGGACCTTGTGGACCAGCAATACCTGCATCGCCAGTAACACCAGTTGGACCAATTGGACCTTGAGGACCAACATCACCAGCAATACCTTGAGGACCACTCGGACCGCTTGGACCAGATGGACCTTGCGGACCAACAGCACCAACAACGCCTTGAGGACCTTGTGGACCTTCTGGACCTGTTGGTCCTTGTGGTCCAGTGTCAGCGCCAGCACCAGCATATAAATCAGTGAAGTTTTCATTTACTTTTTCAAATGCTTCACGAATTGTATCACCAGTCCCATCATTAGGTGCTGATCCAATATCGATTATTTGTTGCGTCATTTCTTATTCTCTTATGAATTGTCGTCAGCTGTCTTAGAACCAATATCAACATTAATGAGAGTTGAGTCAACTCTATCATCAAAGAAGTATGGGCGTTCTTGTAATATTTCAGTAAATCCAAATGCGCTGTCTGCATTTGCATTCATAGGATCTGGATATACGATCTGTCTCACTAATTGATTAGTTGGAGTTGCAAAACTTTGTATATTCCAAGAAGCATTTGATACTGCGCCAGTTATATATTTACCCACGTTAAGTAATCCATTTGTATCTACAACAACCAAAGTGTTAGAATCTGAAGCCCATGAATGTACAAATGCTGTCGCATTGGCTTCATTGAGCGTTCTACCTTCATAAACCAATTCTCCAATCTTAAACGTACCAGTTCCAGAACTAAACACAATTTCTTTTTGTGCTGTTGTATTAAATGTACTGTCATAGGTATTTGCGATTGCTTTGCGAATAATCTTAGACTCAGTTGTTGCGCCGTACATATATCCTTTAGCAGTAAATGTCAACGTCCACATAATAATACGAACGTTATCGCTACTTACACCGACGTTATTCACATCTTGTGAAACAGAATTAAGTATGAATGGAACATCTACTTTCTCAGAAGCAATATCAACTAGACTCATAGTGAGTGTATAGTCAGGAGCAAAATATGGGAGAATCTGTTCTACAATCTGTGTGCCATCTTCAACGTTTCGAACATAAATGGTTAGAGTAAAGTCAAAGTTATATGGTGTTGCTACAATATTTTTTACTACACTTCCTGTACTTCCACTTGCAAAACTATTTGTAAAGCTGCTTCTCTTTCGAAGTGGATCATAAGTAATCGCGTCCATCTCAAAACTCATTCTTGGCAATGTCATCATCGTTTCATTTGCCAAATTTGGATCTTGAGTGATACGCTCATAGAATTTTTCTTTTTGAGCGTACATCAAAGGGACGTTGATTCTTTCAATCTCTTGCGTTCCAGCTTTATTGTATCTCTTTAATGTGATGTTGTTAAACATCGTGCCAAAGGCTACGACCATTTTGCGAGTAATACGGTGATAAAAATGAACGCCTGATAGCATTATGGCTCACCAAATGGATTTGATTCGCTAAAATCTAAAATGTTATCTGCTTCTTGTTCAATTAAAAAGTTATCATCTAGTTTATTTTCAACTGCATCTTTAATCTTATCTGCAGTAGTCTGTATTTCCCAGATAGCACCACTAGACTTACCTTTTAGTTGAGCTGTGTCAACAAATGATCCAAAAATATTTTTAAGCCTCAATTCTCTATTTGGTTTATCCCAAGAGGCAACAAGTCCCTTTGCAGTTGCTGATGCAAATGTTGACCCTTGATATACCCACTCTTGATCTAAGAATGTTCCAGAACCACCTGCATCTAATATGTACTCAAGAACCATTGCTTGATTATCAGATATATCATCAATTTCAGTGACACCTGTTTCAAATAATTCGCCATTATACTTAAAGGCTTCCATTGTCAATCCATACATATATGGAGCAATTTTACCAGCTTGGAAGAAGTTTTTCTCTTCTTCAATGCCTTTGATTTCCATTATTTTCTTTTGAATTGGAAGATAAACTAGGTCGCCTTCTTTTGGTAAATTATGAGTTGTTGGATATTGTCTTGTGACTAATCTTTCAAATGTTCGACGAGCCACAGCCATGCGTGCAACTTTTTGAATCTCAAGACCAAACTTACTAAAGAACTCAGAGTTGCCTTCGAAGTCTTGAAATGACTCCATATACATGTCTACTTTAATTGCACCACGATAACATTTTACAGGATCATCACCAAATAGTTCGTCTGTAGATGAACGTGATTCTCTTGGAAGATAGTAAACATCTATCCCATGATTGCGAATTGATTCGATGATCAAATCTTCGATCAGCTGTTGTTCAACTGATGCTTTCTGATTGTTAAAATATACACTAGTTGGCATTTTATCCTACAATAAATGCAGCGGGTTCTTCGTATGTGTCGCGAAGTTTTTCTTCTAGCATTAAAACTTCTTGAGTTGCTTCGTCATAAATCGTTTGAGCATTAATGACTAAACCACCTGGAAGAGTATAGTTTCCATACTTCTTTAGGTTTGTTCCCCATTGCTGCTTGAATAGTGCAGCAGTATAGTCGCGAACCCAAAGATCTCCATATACTCCAGAATGAACTTGAGGATCTACGATTCGATGACACTCAAATGCAATATATGCATTATCTTTATACTTGTTCCAATCCATAAACACTTTTAACTGGTGAACCTGTTTATTGAAGGTAAATGGCGGGAGACCAGTAACAATCATGTCCAGCATCGCAAGATGTTCTCGAGCGATGACATAATAGGTATATGATGAGGCTGTTAGATTATAAAAATCGTTGAGGCGAAGTTGATAATTAATATCAAACATGTTAAATCCAGAAGAGGAAGTCGAAGACTGAACCGCTCCTGTGAAAGGGAATACCTGCGAGATTCCGATTATAGAGTCTGCTAGAGTAATATAGTTATTTGAAATATCTCCTGCAGTCACCTGATGAGCCAAATAACAGCGCTCTGTACCATCATAATGGTGATTCTTATACATGTAAAGAGCGTCATCGATTCGATCTTCTAATTGATCGTCGTCGACGTTAATGTCGATAACTGGAAACCCGAGTTTTCTAAGACAATAATCTTTGAGTTGAGTGCGGGATGAGGGATGAGACATGTAGAACCTCTCTAATTATTGTATATTTAGTTTAAGAGATAAGGCTCCCATTACGCGAACTATAGACTTTATTGGGATCCATATGTGCAAATTGTTCCCAATTTGGCTCTCCAGGAAGAATTCGGCGACCTGTAGATTCTTCTCCGATATGCTCGATGATATTTTTACCTTCTGAATTTTTTAGTATCGCTGAATACATCTTCTCAAAATGATCAAGATAAACCATGATCATTCCTTCGTTAATCGTAAATCCCCAGTACTCGCGGAATGGATAATTAATGATACTTCTTTTATAGAAAGAGAAAATAATTGGGAACTGTTTTGTGTTTTTCCCATAGTAATATTGCTTAATTGGCGTGTCGGTCGGTTCAATTTTAGGAGCAGACTCGTGGAAATACCACTCTTGTCTTTGTAAAACTACCGAAGCCATTTTAGGATCAGATTCTAGAATTTCGATCATATCATCTAGACGAACTGGCTCTTTGAGAACCACATCGTCTTCCTGATGAATGATATAATCATAATCGGTGGTCTTGAGATAATCGAAAAACTCAGACCAAGTTACAGATAATCCCATATTCTCTTTATGTAAAAAGAGATTAAATTTATGAGTTTTACCAAGTAAATCGAAAATATAATCGTTTCGAGTTCTTGGATAATCGTCGATTAATAAACGATCTACCTGATGACCGCAATAATCAAGTAGATGTAGCGACTCTAGGCTCTTGGTTAAATACTGAAGCCGATTACAAGAAAATATAACGTGAAGAATTTTCATCAGTATTCAGTATTAAAGAAGAATGTCTGGAACAATCGACCAGAGTGTAGCGTGCTTCCGAAATAATCTAGCGAAGCATGAAATAGATTTCCACGATAGAGAACAAGACGATTATACTTGTTTGCGATATAATCTGTCATTTCCCATTTAGTGTAATCATATCCCTCGTAATCTTTTTCGCCACGCTCATATTGCCCTGTCGCTTTATGACGATAAAGAGCAGTTCCAGAAGATAGAGGAGCATCTGGAGTTAGGTAACACACACCAGCCCAAGTATTGTATTGATCAGCATGAATCCAAGTACGATCTTGCGCAGTACAAATTTGAAATGCTCCAGTATAACCAGACTCCTCAAACCAATAAGTAACTTCACCGCCAGCATAGCGAATAATATCGCCAATGGTCTTTTTTGTATCCTCAGTGAGAAATGGCTTTGTGCGCAATCCAGGATAGTTTCCAGACACTTCGAACTTTTGCGAAAGTGCAAATTCTCTTACTGTGTCTGGATTGCCGTAGAAATCGTCAATTATAATGGTCTTAATTTTCATGATGTCACCTTAATAGTACATAAATCTGCCAGAAGTTCCATCCCAGCCAGAAACTTTCCAATCTACTTCAATTATCTTGTCTTCGTATGCTCTTGTGAAATAATATGACAATGTCTCAATGTCATAATGACTCATCGCTGATTGATTTAGTAAATGCACAGTCGCTTCATTTATATCTATAAACTTCTCTAGATGCTCTGATCCAAATCCATAGAGCACTGTACAGTATTGATGAAGACGATTATTATTTTGCTCTTTTCTTCTATCAACAAAATGATAATTCCAAGTATCATTCCATTCAAAATTGAGTGGTCGTTTAAAGAAAATTTTATCTTTGTTTCCTTCAGTTAAAAGAATATTGTTGAAATCATAATAGAAATATCTTCCAGTCGCTTTAAACACAAAGTCATATTCTTTGATAGTCGGACGATGAATCTTAAAATATGTGTTCAATAACAACGATTCGCAAAGACTCTTATTTGGATGTGTGTTGACAATTTCAAATGCATCTTCGCATAACTCTTTTAGTGGAACAAAGCCCACATTCTTCATATGCCAAAATGTTTGTATGTACTCCATGTAATCGTTAGACGAATCAACAACTACAATCTTGGCTTCTGGAAAAGCTGCAAGAATTGAATTAACTGTGAAGATAGTTTGACGAAATCTCTCATCAGTTGGGAATTTAGAACGAGTTGGGCTATATGTGAATCGCCCTTCTCTTGGCTGAATTGATGATCCAACAACAAATAAACTACGCATAAAAATCGTTCACCATAACTCTGTTTAAATAATTTTTATGTTTATCGTGAATTTCTTCATCAGAGAAATTTAATCCCCATTCTCTGCATTCGAATGGCATAATTTTATCAATTGATTCAATTGCAGTTAGTAGAGATTTAAAATCGCGAACACGATATCCTGTTTGACCCTCAATCACAATTTCTGGGAATGCTCCCCAATCAGTTGTAATCACTGGAGTTCCAGAGAGATTTGCTTCAATAATCATATTGCCGAATGGCTCAACGTAATATGTCAAACCAATTAATCCCTTGGCATTTTTCATCAATTGCTTGCGTTGCTCGGCATCAGCAGTGCCAAACATTTCTACATGATCTGGAACTTTGTCATATCCGAGCTGCTGTAATGATCCAGGTCCAGCAATAATAAGTTTTTTACCTAACTTTTCTGTTGCTTGAATTGCGAGATGGACGCCCTTTTCTTCAACAACGCGACCGAAGTATAAGAAATAATCTTCTTTTTTCTCTGAGTATTCAAACTCGCTAACCGTAAATGGATTACCAATTACAGCATCGAACCAAGAAGGATTCATAAGCATTCCACGCTCACCATAGAACATATGCATGTTTGCATACGAAGTGAATACGCGATATGGTGCAAAGATTCCATTTGCGCGATAACCAATTGAAGGCTCAACCACCTTACATTCTGGATTCATGTCGCAAGCAAGTTTATTATCAACGCCAAAGAAACAGGCAATGATGTCACCTTCACTGGCTCTCTTGCGAATTTCTTCGCCAGCAAGTTCATTAAAGCGATAGATGTCAGTTGGTGCTGTTGGAATATCTACGTGCTCGCAATCAACTTGCGCGCCTGGAATTCCATAGTGTACCATCTCAAAATGAGGCGACAAATATTTGATATATTTGTAACCATGGACGGCAAATGGGTCAACTCGTTTTGCAAGACCAGTTGGTGTTCTTGGATTGACTAGTACATGTACTTTCATAACAAACTCACAAATAAAAATAATCTAGTATATTTAGCGCACGTCCTTCATAGTCAAAGTGCCCCAATATGTCGTGCCACCATCATAAGTTATAAACGTCCACAAGTCGCGTGCATTTGCTGCAGTTGTTGCAGGAGGTTGAGCACCACCAGCCCAATAAACTGTATTCGCAAATGTTGGCACTCTACCGCCAGTAGCATCTTGTAGCAACAAGAGCGAGAACATTTGACCAATTCCAGAAGATGGTGCATTAGTAAATGTAAACTGAACACTCGCAGTCATTACGTGGCGGAAATAATTTGATATAGACAAGTCTACGGTATTTGCTGCATTGGTATTTGTATTTGCAATCATGAAGTCTTTACTTGACTTCATTGTAGCAGTCAAATTGCCACTCATCGTGACTGAATTATTTGATACGTTTGCTACAATAGTTGAGCTGCCAACACTGAACACATTTCCATTCAGATTGAATGTTAGATTTGCAGATCCTGCAGTTGCACCATTATTGTTAAAGAATACTTGCGTATTTGATCCACCAATTGGACCAGTTGGTCCTTGTGGACCAGTCACACCTTGTGGTCCTTGCGGTCCTGTGACGCCTTGTGGACCTTGCGGTCCAGTTGAACCACCAGGACCTTGAGGACCAGCAACACCTTGTGGTCCTTGTGGTCCTTGTGGACCAGCATTTCCTTGAGGACCTTGAGGACCTTGAGGACCAGCGACCGTTGAATCAGCTCCTGTTGGACCAGCAACACCTTGCGGTCCTTGTGGTCCTTGAGGACCTTGTGGACCTTGTGGACCAACGACACCTTGCGGACCTTGTGGTCCTTGCGGTCCAGTTACACCTTGTGGACCTTGCGGTCCTGTGACGCCTTGTGGACCTTGAGGACCAGTATTTCCAATCGGACCCTGTGGTCCCTGTGGACCTGGAACTGTTGATGCATCACCTTGTGGACCTTGAGGACCTTGTGGTCCCTGTGGTCCTTGCGGTCCTTGCGGTCCTTGTGGACCAGTGTCACCTTTATCACCTGTTCTTGTAAACGTGATTAAAACATGCGTATTGTTTGCAAATGATGTTACAGAACCAGAAGTATGAGCAACTGGAACATTAAAGTGATCAGCATCATGCGTATGCGCACCATTGATGCTAAAGTATGCAAACTCTAATGTATTTGCAGTATTCGCAACTTTAAATGACCCTTTAATTGTAGATGTAGAATCATCAATTGTTGTCAAAAAGTTGAATACGTTTTGAGTATTGATGTCATTGAAAGAAATGTAAAGATTGCTTGCAGTATTAAATGGATTTGCATCAAAGTTCAATACACCAGAAATCTGATTTGCTGGATCATTTGTTGCAGTATAATAATAGTAATCAAATGTTGCACCACCAAACTCACCAGTGTCACCCTTTTGTCCTTGTGGACCTTGAGGACCCTGTGGACCTTGAGGACCCTGTGGTCCCTGCGGACCAGTATTACCAACAACACCTTGTGGTCCTTGTGGACCAACAATACCTTGAGGACCTTCTGGACCCTGCGGTCCTTGTGGACCTTGAGGACCAACCACGCCCTGAGGACCCTGTGGACCAACCACGCCCTGAGGACCTTGTGGTCCTTGTGGACCCTGTGGACCTTGTGGTCCTGCCACACCTTGCGGACCTTGAGGACCCTGTGGACCAACCACGCCTTGAGGACCCTGTGGTCCTGTAACACCAGTTGGTCCTTGTGGACCTGTCGCGCCTTGTGGACCCTGTGGACCTTGTGGACCACCAGAAACATTGGCAACTCTAATAACAGAAGTTGAATTTGCAACGTAGTATGTTTTACCAGTGTCTTCATTGTGAACAAATCGACCAATACCAATATCAGTCCAAATGTCACGATCACCACTAATAACCCATGATCCATTGTTTAATGTATAAACATCGCCATTGCGAATATCAAAAATCTCACTAGTTGCTGATTCAAAATTCAATACAGTAAATGATGCACTTGCTTGCGAATATGCGCCAAAGCCATATGGACTTTCACCCTTAAACTTATCAAGAATTGCATTACTATCCAGATCAAGCGTGAGAGTTGTTGTTCCATCTAGTGTCGTATTTCCGAGCTGCGTTGTTACAAGACTGAATTGATTTCCAGTTCTTGTAACCTGAATTGTTACGCCATTTGGATAATCAGACCACCCACCGCTGTATGTGACGAGATTTGAACCATCAACAAGTTTCTGTTGATCAGAACGTAGATAATTGTACCAAATTTCCCAACCTGTTACAGTGCCACCAGTATCGCGCAATGCGGACAATGTATACTCTCTGTTTGTTGCAGGATCAACATACCAACCAATCAATACACCAATAGTATCATTATCAGAATTCGTTGATTTGAGTTGTGCCTTGAGAATATAATCAGAATAAGATTGTGGTGAAACAAATCCAATAAACGTTCCACTGTTAGTCGTACTTGAAATGACACCAGTGTTGGCGTCGAACGACCAAGCGCTCAACTCTCCAGCATTTGCTGGTTGGGTTTCAGTTGAACTATGAGAAAATCTTGTCCATGTATTGAAGATCGTAGCATAATCTGTCAATGTGTTTTGCGCTGCACTCAACTCACCATTTGTTTCAATAAAGTATCCTTTTGTGAGAGTATATCCATTTTCTCTTTCAAACGTTGCAGTATTTGCCAAGAAAGAAACTTGACCCTCAAGACCAACAGGGGCAATATTTGCCAATTGTTGACCATCAAGTAAATCTGCATCTAGAGTTGATAGTGATCCATCGTTTCCTGCATGCCATACAGTATTGCGATTAATCATCACACCATTTGCGCTGACAATATCAAAATTGATTCTATCATCAGCATCATTGGTCATCTTGAATGTCATTTCAGTGGCTTCACCACCTAATGGATTCAACAATGTAATTGATGCTGTATCTGATCCACCACCAAACGCATCATTAGGGAATCTAATTCCACCATTTGCTCCAGCTGCAACGTTAATGCTTGTTACATTTACGTTGACTGTTGTCAAAAGTTTTGCAGTTGGATTGAATGTTAGATCTGATGATCCAGCAGCAGTTCCAGAACTGTTATAAATGATTTGCTGATTTGATCCGCCAATCGGACCTGCTGGACCCGTTGGACCAACTTCACCAGTTGAACCAATTGATCCTTGTGGACCAGTTGGTCCTTGTGGACCAAGATCACTCACATTAATTATTCCAGTCATTGCAGAATGATTCTGACAGACATAATACAACACACTTGGTGCGTTGTATGGAACACTAAATGTTAGATTTCCAGATTGAGTTCCATTATTTGTAATGCCGCTGCTGTACACATTGCCAGAACTATATGGAGCAGGAACACTTTGAATCCAAAATGGATGACCTGTTGCGCTAATATTAAACACATATGTAAATCCGCGCAACAGTGTAATTGTTGGATCGTTTGAACCATCAATTACATAAGCACTAGTGCCACTATTTGTAACAGTGAATATTCTTGCACCAGTAACACCTTGTGGTCCCTGCGGACCTTGTGGTCCTTGGGGACCATTAGATCCATTAGATCCTGATGGTCCCTGCGGACCTTGTGGACCAACACTGCCTGTTAATCCCTGCGCTCCCTGTGGACCCGCAACACCTTGTGGTCCCTGCGGACCAATAGCACCAGCTGGTCCTTGCGGTCCTATCACACCCTGCGGTCCTTGTGGACCAAGATCACCAGTTCTAGAGAATGTAAGAGCGACTAATTGACCAGAAGTAAATTCATTTATACTTCCTGTGATGTGAGTTACATCAATTTCATAATATCCAGTTTTATCTGTCAAATCAGTTACAGCAAAAAGTGCGAACTGTGTTGTTAAACGATCAATAATATTCAAGTGACCTTTAATTGCACTTGTTGAATCATTTAAAGATGTCAAGAATGTAAGAATATTTGATCCATCAGTGTCAACATTATCAACATAAACTTTTGTTGTGAGAGTTGTAAGTGAATTATTAAGTTTAAATTGACCTAATCCTGGATCAGAATCTGTTGTTCCAGTATTAAATGTATATCCAAAACTTGTTCCGCCAAATGCGCCAGTAAGACCTTGTGGTCCCTGTGGACCTTGTGGTCCTTGCGGTCCTTGCGGTCCTCGAGCACCAACTGTTCCTTGCGCACCTTGCTGACCCTCTGGACCTTGAGGTCCTTGCGGTCCCTGTGGTCCCTGTGGACCAGCATCACCTACTGACCCTTGTGGTCCCTGTGGACCTTGCGGTCCTTGTGGACCAAATACACCTTGCGGTCCTGACGGTCCTTGAGGACCTTGTGGACCAACGATTAATCCAGCATCAACCCATTGAACAAGATCATCATTGTAAACATATAAATGTCCAATGCTTGTAACAACATATGCATCAGCATCATTAGCTGATCCAGGAAGATCACCAACGTTGATAACTGTACCAAGCACATTGATGCCACCACCAGGAATACCTTGAGCACCCTGTGGTCCTTGAGGACCTTGAGGACCTTGCGGTCCAAACACACCTTGCGGACCTTGAGGACCTTGTGGTCCAATAACACCTTGTGGTCCTTGTGGTCCCACAGCACCAGTTGGTCCCTGTGGACCCTGTGGACCAACAATTGGTCCAGCATCAACCCATTGTGCTGGTGCTGGACAATCATCCCACACCCACAAGTGACCTGTTGCTGTAACGATATATGCATCACCAGGATTTTGATCTTGAATTGATGACACAAGAATTGCATAAGTTGGTACTGTGCCAATCAAACGAATTCCTGCGCCTGTCGGACCAGCTGCACCAGATGGTCCTGATGGACCTTGTGGTCCACGTGTGCCTTGTGGACCAGATGGTCCTGATGGTCCTTGTGGTCCAGAGAATCCACGATCACCTTTTGGACCTTGAGGACCAATTGGACCTTGTGGACCACGAACACCTTGTGGACCGCGACGACCTGTTGTTGCTGTGACTTCCCATGTGACACCACTGTAAACAAATTCTACAGTTACACCCTTCATATCAAGAGCAATTGGTTCACTCAACCCTTCAATTGTGCGATCAAGTGATGTTATGTAAACTGGATTTGCGTTCCAATCATCACCGTCTGTGACTTGAACATAACCACCAGAAACGGGAGTATTTGGAAGTGTGATTGTAAATGGACCATTGACTGTTGTGTTTGCAACAAGACGATCACCATCACTTGCTATGTAATCAAGAGTGACTACAGCCCAATGTTGTAGCGCACCAGATGCACCACGTGGACCTTGAGGACCAGCAACACCTTGTGGACCACGTGGACCAGTTGGACCTAATTCACCAGCAACACCTTGTGGACCAGATGGACCTTGTGGTCCAGCAGAACCAACAGCACCACTTGGACCAGATGGACCTTGAGGTCCAGCAAAACCGCGATCACCCTGCGCACCTGATGGACCAGTTGGACCAACCGCACCAGTAGCACCAGTCGGACCTTGAGGACCAGTTGCACCACGAGCACCAGAAGCACCTGTTGCGCCAGTCGGACCCTGTGGACCAACTTCACCTTGCGCGCCTGATGGACCCTGTGGACCACGAGCACCTTGGAAACCTATCGGACCTTGAGGACCTGCAGGTCCAGCAAAACCTTGATCACCTTGAGGACCAGATGGACCTGTTGGACCAGTAGCACCAGTTAAACCTTGTGGACCTGTTGGACCAGTTGCGCCTCTTGCGCCAGCAGGACCAGTTGGACCAACCGCACCAGTATCACCACTTGCACCAGTTGCGCCTGAAGGACCAGTTGGACCAGCAGCACCAACAAGACCACGTGGACCAGATGGACCTTGTGGACCAGCAAAACCTTGATTACCTTGTGCACCTGATGGACCAGAAGGACCAGTTGGACCAACAATACCTTGTGGACCTTGAGGACCTGCTACGCCGCGAGGACCAGCAGGACCAGATGGACCTTGAGGTCCAGTGTCACCAGTTAAACCTTGAGCGCCAGTTGCGCCTGTTGGACCACGTGCGCCAACGGGACCAGATGGACCTTGAGGACCGACAACGCCTTGAGGACCTTGAGGACCACGCGCACCAGTCGCACCACTTGGACCAGAAGGACCAGATGGTCCTTGAGGACCGCCAGCAGGACCTGTAGGACCAGCAACACCTTGAGGTCCAGATGGACCTTGTGGACCGATCGGACCTTGAGGACCACCAGAACCACGAGCCGTTGAGATTTTTACAACTGGCTTCTGTGTAGAAACTTTAATCGTTTGGCCAATAGCCGTAGAAACATTTGCTGGCATATTACTTCGTTACCTGTGGTAGAACGGTAATAATTCCTTCGACGATTCTTGTCGAAAGATTTGCAGTATCTTTTTGTTTTACATCAAAAAGGTAACGACCTGCTTTGATGTTTGTAGTTGTTGCAGCATTCATCGTGAGAGTCACGTTTCCATTGGCTGCATCGACGATCGTCACGACTAGATTTGCCGTGGCGTTTGCTGAATAATATGATTTACGAATAGAAGAAGTGAAGATGTAACCTGTTACATCTAATGGGCTTCCATCGTCTTGAGTCAGATCTAAATTGTACGAAAGGTCGGTGCCTTGGTCTAGATCTAATTCTATAAATTGCGCCATTTAGGATTCCCCATATTATTTTCTTATTTATAAATCCTGGGGAATGCGCTCTAAAAAGTTTAATCTCCTGTGTTTTTTTCGAGTTTAAACTTCTTTTTGATCATATAGAACTTCCGATACCAGTTTCCTTCATAGAAATGCTTCGGAGATTTGTACCTGTCGAGCTGTTCTATAGTTCCAGGACCGTAAGATGCACTAAAATCATCTGTCGTTTTAAATGGAATTACATGCAACAAAGGAGTTCCAGCAGGAATGCTAATATCAATTTTTCTTTTTGGTGAGAAAATCACATTCGCTGTCGTAAATTCTCTATAGTCGACAACTCCAGGATAGAGATATAGATCTTCTAGAAATGGGCAATGATAGAATGCAGGAAGAAGAAGTGCAGAAACATTTTTCTTTCCAAAGATCTTCCATGGTCCTGGAAGATTCCATGCAGTTGGTTTAATGTCATCTTTAAACGTAAACAAACCATTCGTAATATCAGTTGCCATTGGAAAGGCATCTCGAATATCCTTTTCAATTGGTGGCATTATTTCCATTGGTGGAGGAAATGGTGTTGGTTTTGCTTTTGCCGTTTTATCTTTTGAATCTACACCAAGACGAATTGCTGTTCCTGCTTTATTTGCTTTGATGTGAATATCAACCCAAGCAGGAATGATATATCCTATTCTCGAAAAATCATGCATTCCAGGACATCCTGGAAAGTTGTAATTGCCATTATCTTTTTCTTGAAACTCCTTGAAAAATGGTTTTACATCTTTCGCAAGCACAACTGGATAATGAGGATAAACTTGTCGAGTGCAATCAACAAATTCTAGATCTGGAGTTTCTTTTGAGAACCAATTGAATAACTTATTCATCTTCATGTTTTCTCTTTCTCAATTCCCAAGTATAATGATGTGTTCGACTTTCTTGAGCCTTTTGAATTTTCTTAATTCGTTCTCTCTCAGAATCTGTCATCTTACGAATCTTAGGTTTACGATTATTAAAAGAATTTCGCTTCACTGGAATTGCAGTGACCAATGGTGTGCCTGCAGGAATGGATCCATCAAAGTCTGGAACAAGCCATGCGCCAGGAAAATTCACTTCTTTGGGATATGCATCAGTATCAACATATCCAGCCAAACAACGAAATGGTTGGTCAAAATGATTGAGTGGTGGAACAAATAATGTTGACCAACCTGGCTTGGTTTTAATTACCCAACGATTGATAAACTTAATCGGATTACCATGTCTAAATCCAAACGCAGATTTACCACCAACTTGTCCTGCATCATGAAATTCTGCAACTGAAAATGCTGGTGGATTTTTAATTTCAATTTGAGTGCAATTATGATTGGTTGTGACGTGAAGATCACCACCCAATGGAATAGTAAACCCTAATGACATTGCATCAAGCATCGGTAGACATTTTTTGGCAGTCATTGTCGGATTACCAAAAACGTCTCGTTTTCCTGGATCGAATGTTGGAGCAAGATCCTTAAACCATTTTGGCAGATACTTTACTGCTGGTCTTGGTTCTGGAATAATATCTTCAAAATCTGGATGGCAATAGAATTCCATGACGTCATTGCCCCAAACCTTAAACCAATTTTTCATATTAAAATGTCCTTTCGCCCATCACCCAACAAACTAATGATTTTCTTACGCCAGCAGTAACAGGACGTACTCTGTGTGGCATAAATGAAGAGAAGAAAACGACTTCGCCTCTTTTTGGTTTTACTACAAATGGCTCATTTACTCTTCCATGAGGTACAACTTCTAATTCTCCACCCTCATAGTCTGATGGATCAGAAAGAATTACACTCGCGCTTATTTTGCGTACATAGTTTGAACTATTAGTATCGACATCAACGTGCCAATCATAGTGTTGCTTATTTTTGGCTTTATAGACTGTATATTGGAAGGCATCAAAGCCATCGATATTATACATGAAGTGATCATAGTTTACAAGAGAAACTAGATTACCAAATTTTTGGAAAAGCCAATCAGAATTTTGATCTGGAACAATCCACATGATATCACTATCACGCGCTTTTTTATTAATTTGCCCAGCACCGCCAGTGCCGACGCCACCTTTTTGGAACTTTTGTAGATCTTCTAAGTCTACAATCTTGTCGCATTCTTCTTCTGTGAATGCATTATTCACAACGCAGTATTGTTCTAATCTGCGCGCATACTTTTGCAATTTAAATGGCATAACAACTCCACGCCAAACAAAATAAAATTATACTATATTTAGTCGATCTTTACAACTATTTGACCACCTGTAGGTACAACTACTGGATAGTTTGCAGAGTCTGGATATTGATTTGTATCGACATCTGTTGGTGGCACATATGGTGCTAATTGACCAGTATTATATCCAGCAATATTTCCTGGAGCAGGATTATAATTTGCTGACGCACCAGCGCCACCTGGGAAATAGACACCAAGAACAGTTGTTGCAGTTCCAGGCGTGCCAAGAATTGGTGGGTTATATGTCGCGATACTTCCAGCGTTATATGAAGCTGCAGTATTTCCACTATATGAAGCAGTAACTGGTGGATTATAACTTGCAGGATTACCAGCGTTATAATTCGCAAGAGTATTTCCAGAATACGTTGCTGGATTTCCAGGATTATATGTTGCAGGATTACCAGCGTTGTAATTGGCTAAAGTATTTCCAGAATAAGAAGCGATTGATCCAGGATTATATGTTGCAGCATTACCAGCGTTATAACCAGAAATATTATTTCCAGTATATGTTGCGGCACTGCCAGCGTTATAGTTAGCAGATCCTGGATTGTATGAAGCAACATTTTGAGGATTATATGATGCTGGCGTACCTGCATTATAGTTCGCGCTATTGCCAGAATATGCTGCAATATTTGTTGGTGTATAAGACGCTGGAGAACCAACATTATAATTAGCAGAACCTGGATTGTATGCGGCTACGTTCTGAGGATTATATGATGCTGTTGTGCCAGCATTATAATTTGCACTGTTGCCAGAGTATCCAGCAATGTTATTACCAGAATAGGACGCTGGTGATCCAGTGTTATAGTTAGCAGATCCTGGATTATATGAGGCAACGTTTCTTGGGTTATATGATGCAATATTTCCAGTGTTATAGTTTGCGCTGTTGCCAGAATATCCTGCAATGTTTCTAGGATTATATGATGCAATAGTGTTTCCAGAATAACTTGCAGCAGTGCCAGCATTGTAATTTGCTGAACCTGCATTATAGTTTGCTACAGTTGGTGAGTTATAGGTTGCAGCATTACCAGCATTATAGTTCGCAGATCCAGGGTTATATCCAGCAACATTTGGTGGATTGTAACTTGCAACTGTTCCAGCATTGTAATTTGCTGAGCCTGGATTGTAATTTGCGGGATTTCCGCCAGTTGGAGTGCATGATCCTTCTGAATAATTGTATTCATAAACTTGTTGTCCACCACCAACAATGTATACAAATGGGTCTTGACCAGGGAAAGTTGTGTTTACATTGATTGTTCCTGGAGGTAGACCACCACCACCATAAACAGATTGTGGACATGTTGGATGCTGTCCCTCAACATACCAGTCTTGAGAAGCGTATGCATAATTACCTTCGTCAAAAAATACTTGTGTAATAGTTCCAGTAAAAAACACAGTAGCAGGATTATAGTTTAAATTATTTCCAGAATATGCAGCAATATTTTGAGGATTATATGTTGCGGCATTACCAGGAGTAAAGTTTGCATTATTTCCAGAGTACGCTGCAATGTTACGAGGATTGTATGATGCAATATTTCCTGGAGTGAAGTTTGCATTATTGCCCGAGTAACCAGCAATATTGCGTGGGTTGTATGAAGCAATGCCACCTGGATTATAACTTGCAGCAGTGCCAGCATTATAATTTGCGCTGCCTGGATTATACGATGCTATATTTTGAGGATTATAAGTTGCCGCAGTTCCTGCGTTATAATTCGCGCTGTTGCCAGAATAACCAGAAATGTTTGTTGGTGTATAAGATGCTGGCGAACCAGTATTGTAATTTGCAGAACCTGGATTATATGCAGCAACATTTCTTGGATTGTAACTTGCAGGAGTTCCAGTATTGTAATTTGCACTATTCCCAGAGTATCCAGAAATGTTTGTTGGAGTATAAGATGCTGGTGATCCAGTATTATAGTTGGCAGAACCTGGATTATATGCCGCAATATTACGAGGATTATACGAGGCTGGAGTTCCTGCATTATAGTTCGCACTATTTCCAGAGTATCCAGAAATATTTGTAGGATTATAAGAGGCAATATTTCCAGAGTTATATCCTGCTACGTTGCGAGGATTGTATGAAGCAATACTATTTCCAGAATAAGATGCAGCGCTGCCTGCGTTATAATTTGCGCTGTTTCCAGTGTATGTGGCAGTATTGTTGCCTGTATAACTCGCAGGATTTCCTGAATTATAGTTTGCACTGTTTCCTGTATAACTTGCAGGAACTGGAGGATTATAAGAGGCAGGATTTCCTGCATTGTATGTTGCAGCACTGTTTCCAGAATAGGTTGCTGCATTTCCAGGAGTTGCGTTTGTACCTGTTCCTGCACGCCCAGAGACCTGCGCATTGAATCTTCCGTATGGGATCGTTAGACTAGAGGTATTATTAAAGGTGGTTGTATTTCTGAATGCAGAACCAATCCAACTCTTCAACAGGTCTGTGTGTAGAGGCATTTATACTAAAATCCATGGCTAGTTTGGATATTTAGTATTTGCGGCTCAATCGTATCGATCGGGGATTTCCCAGTCGTTCACTACATCAGGAGGCAGTAGAATACTTCTCGAGATTGCTCTGTTCTCAAGTTTTCGATTAATATAATCAACCCCAGAATATTTGCGATATTCTTCAAAAAACTCGTCAGTTAAACTATCGAGAAATATCTGAAATTCTTTCTTTGACTTTTCTCTATTTCGAGTTAATTGCTCATGAGATACAACCTGATTTACATCTTGTTTAGTCACGTATCTATGAGTGTCAATTAGATGATAGCAATGAATTTGTCTTGGAGCGCAGAGTTTATACCCAGCATTGAGAGATGCAAGAGTCATATACTGCTCTTCACCTTCGAAGAAAATTCTTGGATTCATACCAACATTTCGAATCCAATCAGTATGAGTGAAGAAATTTCCAGCAAATAGATGAATGGTCGGATGTAGAAAATCTGTTGTTGATTCTCTGAACTCTCCGTGTGCGCCAAGAATATAATTTTCATGGAACGACCAATATCCTGCCTTTACAGTAATTGCTCCATGGCGATCAATCCATGGAGTTCCATCATCTTGCATTCTAAAACTGCCGCAGTTAGCATCGATAATAATTCGATCAGTCTGATGCTGTTGCATACCAAGTTTAAAATCACTGATTAGATAACGATCCCAATTCTTATCAAAGAGCATATGAGAGTCGACTTGATAATAAAAATCTTCATCAGTGACTTGAATAGAATTCAGATGTCGCGCCCATCCAACACCATCAGAATATTTGGCGTCGATTCTTTTATACCGAACATTTTTATTTTGCGCAAGATCTGGATATTTGGCTTCTAAACTATCAGGATAATCTGTTTGCTCAAAAATACCATATGTGACCTTTGTCAACTGAGACTGCATCTCCATCATATTTCGAATGGTTTGATGAAGGAGTGGGTCTCTGTATGAGACAATACTCACAAATATTTTCATTAGCAACCTCTCTTACCCATGACCCAGACATTAAGTGATTTACGAGTTCCAGATGTTACTGGAAGAACTCTTGCTGGCATCCATGGAGGATAGAATACAACGTGACCGAGTGGTGGTCGAAGTGGAGAGACTTCATCTGGATCACCAGTGGACATAATTTCTAATTCACCACCCAAGTATTCTTCTGGATCAGTAAGCATAATTGACGCACAAATTTTGCGTTCCCAGTTTAAAAATGCAAAGTCGACATCATAATGCCATCCGCATTCTTGACCTTTTTTATATTTGACAAATTGGAATGAGTCGTACCCATCAATATCGTACATAAAGAAATCAATATTGATCCTACCAATCAAAGATGAGAATTTATCAAAAACCCATTGAGTTTCTTGATTCGGAGGAAGTGTTGCGATATCTGCTTTATTTTTGCCGTTTTGTTGATCTTTTCCGAACATTAATTTCTTTTCAATGTCGAGAAGAATGTCAACTTCTTCTTGACTGAGAAAGTCGGAAACAACAGCAAATTTAGAAAGGACACGATTATATTTGATAACTTGAGGCATAACGAACTCCACAAAACATGAACAACTATTATAAACTATTTATATGATTCGTACAACTATTTGTCCACCTGGAGGACATTCAACGCCATGGTTCTTGTAGTCAATTTCTTGACCTTCAAAGTAGTAACTGATTTCTTGCTCAGAAACAAAAGTTCCAGGAGCACACACACCACCACCTGGGAAGTATACACCAAATGCATATCCATCATCACCTGGAGTTCCTGGAATTGGTGGATTGTAATTTGCTGGACTTCCTGGATTATATGTTGCAGCAAAGTTGCCAGTGTAACTGCCAATATTATTTCCAGTATATGTTAATGGCACACCAGCATTATATCCAGCAACAAAATTGGCAGTATATGATGCAGGGCTACCAAGATTATATGCTGAAGGTGATGGTGGATTATAACCACTAATATTTGTTGGATTGTATGTTGCTGGTGAGCCAGAATTATAGTTGGCATTGTTTCCAGTATATGTCGCAATATTATTGCCAGTAAATCCACCAACGTTGTTTCCAGTATATGTCGCAATATTATTGCCAGTAAATCCACCAGCATTATTTCCAGTGTATCCAGAAATTGATCCAGGATTATATCCACTTATATTTGGTGCATTAAATGATGCAGGATTGCCAGCATTATATGTTGCTGCATTTCCACCTGTATTAAATCCTGTTGGAACTGGAGAGTTATAAACTTCTGCACCAGGATTATAGTTTGCATTATTGCCACTAAATCCTAACGTGTTTCCTGGTGAAAATATTGCAAACCCTTCATTATACGTTGCAATATTTCCTGGGGTGTATATTGCTTCTCCAGGAGTTAGAGGATTGTATCCAGTAATTGTCGGTGCATTATATGTCGCAGCACTTCCTGGATTGTAATCTGCAATCGTATTACCTGTAAAACTTCCTGTCAGATTTCCTGGTGTTTCTCCTGCTGGTGTACAAGAGTAATTTACTTCATATAGTGCACCTTCTCCTGATGGAGCTCCAGGATTATATGAAGCGACAGTTGAGTTATTAAACTCTACAATATTACCTTCGTATCCAGCAAGATTACCTGGTTCTCCTGCTGGGGTGCAGACATATTCAACATTATAACTTATGATCTGAGCGCCATTGTTTACCACATCCCCGTCTGGTGATGGGCATATTGGACTGAATCCAGAACCATAGTTCACATTATTGACAAAAACTGCATACTCTACAGGTTCTCCTGGAGCATTAACTCTCTTTTCAACTTCATATGTTGTAGTAGAATTCCAAGTTACACCACCACTTGGCGGATTATAAACAGCAACTCCAGCAAAATAATTTGCGTTTCCTGGATTGTATGTTGCAATATTTCCAGGATTGTATGAATTAGTTACAAAATTTGATTCACCAACAGGACATGTTAGATTATATCCAGAACCATAATTTGTAGTAGAGAATACAGAATATTCTAGTGGTTGTCCAGGAGCAGAAATTTTCTTGTCAACTTCGTAATATGTTGTTGAGTTCCAATTGACTCCAGTACCAGGTGTTGGTGGATTGTATGTTGCCGTACCAGCGTTGTAGTTAGCAGCGCTAGTTGGATTGTATGTCAATATATTTCCTGGAGTATAATTCGCTGACATATATTTTTGCCTTTAACTTTTGCCTACGCCAGTGTTGTGAGTAAATATGTATTTACCTTCTTCATCGCCAGCAGCATAACATTGATTTTCGCAGAAAATTGTGGCAACTGTGCCAGTGCCTGCATCAATCACCTCTACAATTTGTTCCCATCTAAATCCATCTTCATCTAGAACTGGTAGATATTCATCTAGTGCCTCTGTACTATTGATCATACTACCATCCATTAGAGTCAATGGCGTATTGTCTGAGATTGTTAAACGAATACCAGATTCTGACACAAGCGTTAAGAGTCTTTGCATTGAGAATCGATTTGATATTACCTCACCGACAATTGTTGAATTTCTATCACTGCTGAGTAGCATGAGTTCATCGCCAACAATCATTTGACCAGCTAACTTATTTTCTATTGGCATAAATGCTGCAATACTTACAGATCCACCACCACCGCCGCCACCTCCACCACCAGGTGGAGTGTAACCAGTAATCGTTGGAGGATTGTAGGAAGCAGCGTTTGTTGGATTATAAGAGGTTATGCTTGGTGAATTGTAATTTTCTGTTCCAACATTATATGATCCAACAAAGTTTCCAGTATATCCACTTATGTTTCCAGGGCTAAATGTTGCGTTACCTGCAGCATTATATGTTGCAATATTATTACCAGAATAATTAGCAGGATTTCCAGGAGAAAAATTAGAATTATTTCCAGTGTATCCAGCAATAGATCCTTCATTATATCCACCAACGATTCCAGGATTATATGCTGATGCAAAGCCAGTGTTATACCCACCAACTGTTCCAGTATTATATGTTGAGCCAACACCAGCATTATATCCGCTGACGCTATTACCAGTATATGTGGCAGGATTTCCAGTATTATAGTTTGGTGTTTCTAATACTGGAGGATTGTAACCAATAATTGGCGGTGGATTATAGGTTGCACAAAACCCTGCATTATAATTTGCAAATCCGCCTCCAGAAGGAATTTCATTCCCTGGAGAAATTATTGCATTGCCTGGTTCAAATATTGCTGACATATCTCTATTTACTCAAAAATTAAGTAATTCCTGCTTGTTCTTCACCTGAAATTCCAGGACTTCCTCCTGGAGTTCCAGTTCCTCCTCCTCCACCACCTCCTGGTGGTGGCGGCTCTGGCGGAGGTGGTTCTGGTGGTGGAGGTGGAGGAGGCTCTGGTGGTGGAGGTGATGGAGGTGGAGGCGGCTCACCTTTACCTATATCGATATTGTGAGTCCAAATGTATTTACCTGGCTCATCACCAGCACCATAGCACTGATTTTGACAGAAGATTGTTGCAACATTGCCCATTCCTGCGTCAATAACTTGCGTGATCTTCTCCCATCTAAATCCATTTTCATCTTGTACTGGCAATTCAACACCCAATGCTTCCGTGCTCTTAATTGCGCTTCCATCACGGAGCGTGAGTGGCGTTTCAACAGAGCAAGTCAAACGAATTCCAGTTTCAGAAACCAATGTTACCATATTTCTCATAGAAACTCTATTTGCAATTACAGAAGTAATTGTCGTTCTTGAGTTATCTTCTGGATCAAGAATCAACACTGAATCTCCAGGGACAAATTCTCCTGCTCTCTTATTCTCATAAAGTGGCATAAATGCTACTGCTGAGACTGATGCAGGCGGCTCTGGAGGCGGCGGTGGAGGCGGCTCTGGAGGTGGAGGTGGTGGTGGCTCTGGAGGCGGCGGTGGAGGCGGCTCTGGAGGTGGTGGTGGCTCTGGCGGCGGAGGCGTCGGAGGTGGTGGCGGC